ACTCAGATTATTCGGAGGATGCGCCAGAGGAAACTTACGATATGACTGATTTCTGTACCAGCGAACAGCACGCTTCTCTTTACGCGAAGTATGTGCTTGCGACGCGTCGATACAGTCGCCACATGGTTAGTTTTCAAACAGGACGAAATGTTGGCACCAGTGATTTGCAGCCATTCGATTTAATCTCAATCAGTCTGTCCCGCGTTGATAGCGAAGGCAGTAACCAAACAGAAACTGAGTATTACCTCGTAAGTTCCATCGAGTTTGATCAGACTGGCCTAGCTACGATAGAGGCAACACACTTCCCCTTGAACGGCTCTGGGGCTAGCATTATCAGTAACAGCATTTTGACCGGCTCCTTTGAGGTGGTGACATGAGCACCTTCCCTGCGATCAAGCCATCCTCAAGGGCGTGGACTCCTGGCGTTCGCGCTCAAACGCTGTATCAGTCTTTAGACGGCATCGAGATTCGTTTTGTTCATGGCAGCCGCGTTACGGGCCAACGTCTCTCACTGGTTTTTGAAAATTTAACTGACTCCGAAGGACTATCAATAACGGACCATTATGCAGCGAATGGTACAACTTACGGCACATTTGATTTGCCTGCTGCAGTATTTGCTGGGATGACAAGCTATAGCCATACAAACGAGGCAACAAACGCTTGGCGTTACAGTGCACCTCCACAGATTTCTTACACAGTCCCCGGATACCAGACGGTTACTGTTGAGTTACTGGGGGTTGCCGCATAATGGCGAAACACTTTACTGGTGCTGACGGTGCGCTTTACGTCGGAGGCACCCGCATTGCCAAGGTCCGTAATTGGAGCATTTCTGGCAGCGTTGAGACGCTAAATGTCACTCGCACTGACGACACCGCGAGCAAATTCATTTACGGACGCCAGTCGTATAGCGGCTCCTGCACGGCGCTGTATTACGAAGATGACGCCAGTGCCCTTGAAATGTCGGCTCTACTGTCAAACATCATCCGCACTAGCGGCACCACCGCCACTGCTACCGCCACCCTGCTACTGGAACTTGCCAGCAACCGTCAAATTCAAGCGACTGTGCTGTTCACGCAGGCTGACATCAACGCCTCTACTGGCGACATCGTTAGTGTGAATCTATCGTTTGTCGTAACCGGCAATCTGACGGTAGCAACCATGGGAGCTGCGTAATGGCTGTCTATCTCGGCAACGCCGGTCTCGTTTCTATCCAACGCACTGGCGCAACTACATACACGTCAACCTTGGATTCTGGCGACGTTAATGTTGCTCAAAAGCGTTTTAGTTTTGATTTCCCAAACGATACATTTATCACAGGTGATTACTTGCAAATCACCCGCGTCGGTGGAGGCGATCTCGACTTCATTGATGCAGCAGGCTTTACCCCGCCCGGCGTTACCAGCACTGGCGCTTGGTACGTCAATGTCGATGCAGTTGGCGGCATCCGCCTGTTCAAGACTTGGGGCGAAGCCTTAAAGGGTGACGTTGATGATGCTGTGGTGCTTGCCACGCCAGGAACCAGTTACACAATTTCGGTTTCAGTTACCAGCGGCGGTTACAGGACACTTGGCGAGGTTGTGTCGTATGAACTCAGCACCCAGCGTGCGGCACTTGACGCCACTGTTTTAGGCGAGGAATTTGTCGAACAGGTAAGCGGTCTGGTGTCCGGCAGCGGGCGATTTACTTGCTTCTGGGATTTTGGCGAAAGCGGCGATTTAGAAGCTGCTCAATATACCCACCATTTGATTTTGCGCCAGCAGTTAGGCAGTAACTTCAGCGCGGCATTAACGATCAAACGCACTGGCGAGTCTGCTGCGACTGGACCATCGGACACCGACGCGACCCAGTTGTATTACTTGATTGATGGTCTGATCACCAACGTCGGCATCTCATTTGAAGCGAGCACAGCCCTGCAGTCGCAGATTGAGTTTGTGACGACCGGGCAGATCCAGCTGCGTTACAGCGCCGGAGGCAGTATTGCCGGAAGCCTGCTGCTGCAGGAAGATAGCAGTGCACTGGACCTAGAATCTGGTTTAGGCCGCTTGCTCCAAGACGAAATCTGAGCCATGGCAGACTTAAAAATCTCCCAGTTAAACAGTCTTGCCGGTGGCTCCCTCGCCAGCAACGACGTAGTTGCTGTAGTCGATACCTCAGCCAGCGAGACCAAAAAGATCACTTCCGTAGAGCTGGTGCGATACGGATACGGCTTGATCAGTGCCGATACGTTAGACGGCGACATTATTGAGCCCGCCACTACGTCAGCGCGTGGCACCGTTCAGCTGAGCGATAGCGTTGCAAGCACTAGCACGGCTCTGGCGGCAACAGCCAATGCGGTCAAGACTGCTTACGACGCGGCAAGCGGTGCGCTGTCTGCAAGTGGCGGCACGATCACCGGATCACTGGTTATTACCGCCGATCTGACAGTTCAGGGCACAACAACAACAATTGATACCACCAACTTGGCGGTTAAGGACAAAAACATTGAAATGGGGGTTGTTGATAGCCCCACTGATGTCACGGCTGATGGCGGTGGCATAACCCTTAAAGGCACCACCGACAAAACAATCAACTGGATTGATGCCACGGATGCGTGGACATTTAGCGAGCACGTTGATCTTGCAAGCGCCAAGGAATTCCGTATTGCAGGCGTCAAGGTTTTAGACGCCACAAGCCTTGGCAGTGCTGTTGTTAGCTCGAGCCTGACGAGCGTTGGCACTATCGGCACGGGCACTTGGCAAGGCACCGCGGTCGGCACGGGTTACGGCGGCACTGGGCAAACCACCTATACAGACGGTCAATTACTGATCGGCAAGACGGATGGCAGCCTGGCAAAGGCAACACTGACTGCTGGTTCAAACATCACGATTACCAACGGTGATGGCACGATCAGCATTGCTGCGGCTGGTGCTTCTGGGGTCACGTCTGTTACGGCAAGCAGCCCGCTGGCTAGCTCTGGAGGAACAACTCCAGACATCAGTATTCAAGACGCCACCACATCACAAAAAGGTGCTGTTCAGCTAGAGGATTCCACCAGCAGCACTAGCACTACTACTGCAGCAACGCCTAACTCGGTCAAATCGGCTTACGACCTAGCCAATGCTGCGCTGCCAAAGAGCGGCGGCACGATGACCGGGGCTATTACTTTCAATAGCGGTCAGGCATATCCACAAATACCTGCTAACTCGCAAACCAGCGCCTATGTGTTGGTTGCAGGAGACGCGGGCAAACATATCAACATCACAACCGGCGGCGTAACCGTCAATGCCAGCGTTTTTGCGACTGGTGATGCCGTCAGCATTTACAACAACAGCGGAAGTGATCAAACGATTACGCAAGGCACCAGCGTTACGTTGCGGCAAGCGGGTACAGCAAACACGGGCAACCGCACACTGGCTCAATACGGCGTGGCAACGCTACTGTGCGTTGGAAGTGACACCTTTGTGATCTCTGGCGCTGGTTTGAGCTGATGGCAATTATCCAAATGCTGCTGGCGACAGGTGCTGCAGCACCTTCTGCTCCGCCCACTGTCGAGTATTTAGTCATTGCTGGTGGCGGTGGTGGTATTGGCAAATGGGGCGGCGGTGGCGGTGCCGGCGGTATGCGTACCAGCAGCAGTTTTGCTGTTAGTGCTAGCACTGCCTACACCGTCACGGTTGGCGCTGGCGGAGCAACAGGCGTAAACGGTAGCGATTCTGTTTTTTCGACCATTACTTCAACAGGTGGTGGTCACGGCGGATCAAGTCTTGGAGCCGCCACGGGAGGTGGTTCTGGGGGCGGCGGTGGCTGGACTGGTGACGGCGCTAGCGCGACGGCTGGAACAGGTACAGCCGGACAAGGTAATGATGGTGGCGCGGGCTATTCAGGCACTAGCCCTTATGGCGGCGGTGGCGGCGGTGGCGGTGCTGGTGCTGTAGGTGCCGCGTCTGTAGGCGGTCAATCTGGTGCCGGCGGTAACGGATCCGCAAGCTCTATCACTGGCTCTTCTGTTACTTATGCCGGCGGCGGTGGTGCCGGTGCTGATGGCTCTTCTAGTTACAACTTTTTGCCAGGAGCCGGTGGCACTGG